AAAAATTATTCATAATAATATTCATTAAATTTTTTTATATATAATATAATATATAAATGGTTGATATATGTAAAAAAATATAAAGTTGAAATAAAACTATTTTTGTTATTAAAAATTAACAAAAATATATATTAAAATTAGTTTAATATATATTTTAATTAAAAAATGCGTTAAAATAAAGATAAAATAACTTTATAATTATTAATGAAAATAGCATTATTTGATTCGGGATGGGAATATACATTAAATACTCCATATGAAAAAGCATTAGGAGGTACACAAAGCGCTATTTGTTATTTTTTAGAAGAAATGGCTTTGAAAAAACACGATGTATATTTATTTAATAAAATTACAGAAAATCAAATTATAAGAGGAGTTAAACATGTTCAAGCAATAACTTATTTAAACTATATAAAAGAAAATAATTTAAATTTTGATTTAATAATTGTTAGTTGTCTACCACATGATTTATTTCAATTAAAAACATCTTTAAATAATCCAAATACTTTATATTGTTTATGGACAGGTCATGATATTGATCAGATGGCTTCTAAAGTATTAAAAGATACCAAAGCTAAAGATATGATTGATTTATTTATATTTGTTAGTAATTGGCAAAGAAGTAGATATATTGAAACATATAATATTAATTTTAATAAAACATTAATAATGTTAAATGGAATTGGTAAACCCTTTGAAAAATATTTAGATTTATCTTTAAATAAAAATAAAAACAGTATGACATATTGTTCAATTCCATGGCGTGGTCTAAGTTTATTAGAACCTATTTTTAATTCAATAAAAGAAAAAAAGACTAATTCTAGTTTAAAAATTTTTTCAGGAATGAATATATATAATCAACCTGAAAATGATAGTATGAATAACTTTAAAAATATGAAAGATGTAAATTATAACTATGGAATATCTCAAGAAGAATTAGCTAATGAATTATTTGAAATAGAATATTTAACTTATCCTAATATTTTTCCTGAAACAAGTTGTATAACTGTATTACAAGCAATGGCATGTGGATGTTTAGTTATTACTTCAAATTTAGGTGCATTAAAAGAAACTATGAATGGTTTAAATGAATATATTGATATTAATATTCACAATATTGATAAAGAAAAATATGTTTCAGAATTTGTTAATAAATTAAATAATTTAATGGATTTAAATGATAATATTAAAAATTTACTTATTCAAAAAAATAGAGATTATATTAAAGAAAAATATACATGGTCTGTAATATGTAATAAATTTGAGAAAGAAATATTATCAGTTATAGTTGATTATAGAAAATATATATTAAATGAACATAATTTAGTATTACAATCATTTGTAAAATATTTTTCAGAACAAAAATGGCAAGAATCTTTCATAGAAAGTATTAAAATTAAATATTATCCTAATATTAATGAATATTTAATTATAAAATTAAATCTAGGAGTTGCTTATTATCAATCATCTAATTTTGATGATGCTAAAATATGTTTTAAAATTTGCAAAGAATTAAAAAATGATTATGAAATTAATAAAAACATTGCTTTATTAGAATTACAAAGAAACGAAATACAAAGATTTATAAAATATGCTAGATTTGCATTAAGTCATAAATTTGAAATACTATTTGCAAATTTATTAGCAGAAAAATATGAATTATTAGGATTATATAATGATGCTATAGGTTTATATCAAACAATCATTTATTTAGATCCTGATAATATTAACGCATATAATAATTTAGGAAATTTATATTTATTACGAATATCACAAGTTGACGATATTGATAAAGAAATTAACAGCGAAGAATTAAAAAAATTAATAGATAAGTATAAATTATATTAATCTTCTCTATTAACAACATAAGCACCTTTATCATATAATACAATTAGAGGAAATGATTTTATAACTGAAACCCACCGAGATTTAGTGCCTATTTTTCTAATTTTTTTAATGTCATCTTTATCAAATCCAAAAAGATTTTCCAATAAATATTGCGATGTTCTTTTGCCTAATGTATTGGGAAAAATGGTTAAAGAATGTGTTTCATTTAATATTGTTTTAGTGTCATTTCCTTTATTACATAAATGACTAGTATAAATAAAACTTGTTTTAGTATGCCGACCAGTTTCCATAATAAGATTAGAAATATCTTGAAGTTTCTTTTTCATAAATTTATTAGTAATACAATCAGTATCATCAAATATAACTAAACAATTTTTAAAGTCATCAATAGTAAAAAAAGTATTTAAAAAATTATCATCTAAATTAACTCTTTTAACATAAGTTAGTTTATCGAATGGGGGGTCATCATTTAACGATGAAAATAAATATATAGGGTTCTTAGGATATGCTAATTTATACTGTTTAATATATTCTCTGGTATAATAACTCTTACCAGAACCAGAGGCACCAGTAATATATAAAATACTTCTTTCAGTTTTCTTATTTGGTATCTGTTGAATAAATTCATCGGTATCATCTAAAATGATTTCTTCTAAATAATTTTTTATTAAACTCTTATCATTTTCATTATAAATTTCTCTATTTTTGCTAGGGTCTCTTTTATTAATTATAGATGCTATAACTTTACCTTTATTTTCTAAATTCATTAAAGTTTATATATATATAATAATTAGATTTTTTATAAAATAAATTATATTATTATAATATAGAAATGTCTAAAACTTACTGGGGATTAAACGAATACGAAATAAATAAACTATGGAAACTAACGGACAGATATAAAGATGCTAATGGTATATATCTATCATTAGAAGTATCATTATTACCAGAGGACACTTATCAATATTTCTTTGATAAAGTAAAAAATAATTAGCCTATT